AAATTTCAGCCATGCGAAAGGCGTGTTCCCATGTTGGTGCATACCATGTTTTGGTGTACAATTCCTTTCCGCTTTCTGTGCGATAAACACATTCGTAAATGTTGATGATTGCTTCCATAGTTTTAAGGGGGCTTTTACACCCCCGTTTTTTTTAGAATTGGTATTGAGTAAAAAGTTCAAAGGTCATACCTGGGGTGATTTGATAATCACCATTTTCGTCTTTGCTCATGAAAATGTAATTCTTTTGAGTCAATTGTGAAATGTAACCTTTCACTTGTTCTTGGCTTAATCCGTTTACAAATTCAATTACTTCGTTGAAGTAGGTAAAACATCCACGGGTGTACTTGTAAGATGCGTTTACAATTGCTTTTAAAATCACAATTTCGTTTTCGTTTAAGTTGTTTGTCATATTTGTTTGTATCATGGGTTCAAAATAAGGGGTAATAATTTGTAATTCCAAATTCCAAATACAAAAAGATTAAAAAAAAGTGAGAATTACCCCACTTCTTTTGTAAATGGTTACTTTTCCTTTGTGAGTGACTTCAACATTTCAATCAAACGGGGACAAGGATACACATCCGCCTTGTCCGCACGAACTGAATTGTGGGTGAATACACCTGATTCGTTCTTCAATGCACGCTTGGTTACAACCCAAATATCCTCGTTGTAGGTTAAATCTATGCCGTACTTTTCATTCCAAAGGATCAACAAGTCCTTAACCGATTGAATTTGTTCGTCTGTGTATTTGTGCCACAACTTGTATCCTTTGTAGGCCGTTGACAATTCCGTCACTTGGTCTGCGGGTATTTCCCCACCCACATAGTTGTAATACTTTGTGCCTTTTTTGGTGATTGGTCCCCAGTTGCAAACCTCAATACCAATGGATGTTCTATCCAAAGGAAGGTATGGGCAACCATGCCCCATGAAATGTTTTGTGCCTAACCCTAAATGGTACGCCCAATACTCACTCCCAAACCCTTGAACGATTGTGCCGTCTGTTGAGATGGCAACACAAGTGGCAACCTTGTTGGCAACCTTTTCCCAATACGCAAAGGTTTGTTCACCGCTTCCGTTTCCTGCGGTGTGGTGTAAATACACCTGGGTCTTTTTAACCGCTTCGCGATTGTATGCTCTGAATGGTACTTGTTTAATTTTCATCTTGTTTCTTTGATGCGCCAAAATAGAATGATACTACCATCGTCACGATGGATGTTACCCCACCTGCAATGGTAAAATAAATGTCCTTTTGATCCGTCGGGAAATCCCAAAAGATTATTGAAAATAAAATGGCATAACTCAATGCCAAAATTAGGATGGCAACAATGCCCGTTACATTTGCTTTAAATCTGTCCATTATCCTTGACCCACACTGGGCTTTTTTGATTTGTGTTTATTGATGTGCTTCGTATGTCTGCCCAACTTCTTTTTGGGTTTCACACGAAATGTCGTTGTGTTGGTTGCCTTTGCCATTACATTCCGTTTAGTTTTAGCATATTGTTCAAACTCAATGTGTCCATTTCAGCCAACGCCGTATCAACACCCATGAACATCATGGTCTTTGCATACTTTTCCGCCTTGGCTTGTGCCTTGGCAACATCCGCTTTTAACGCTTCTTTTTCTGCAACCTTTGATTCAACCATCTTTGCGTTCATCGTTTGAGCCATTTTGGTGGCTTCTCCCGCACTTTGAATGTTTTTTGATACCTTGTTAAGCAACGCATCTATTTCGTCAATCTGTGGGCTTGGTTTAGCGTGGGCAATTGTGAACACATAACCAGTGATAAACAATGCACTAAATACGATTAAAAGATTTTTCATAGTTTTTTCATTGTTTGCATGATGCGTATTTCGGTCATAGTTGCCGCTAAACACGAATCGGACTTTTTAAGGGCGTATGTGAGTTTGTCAATCTTCACATCCAACGCTTCTATCTTTTGGTTTGCCTTTTCAATTTGTTCTTTATAGCCCGAACGAAGGTCAAAGTAAAGATAAGAAACGGCCAAAAGCATACAAAAAGCAACGGCAGCAATTGGGTTCTTGCGAAATTGGTCAAACGACACGGGCAACGCATTGGGTTTAACTTTTGGTGTTGTCATCTTATGCTACTGGCGGAAATGGTGGTGATGGTGGTGGGATGTATTCGGCTTCGGGTAAATCTAAAACCCAAGCGTATTCAGTGATGGCAACTTCGGGCTTGTCCTCATCGCTAAGGAATAAAAACCAAACGCCGTTAATATCTTGAACGCAATTAAAAAATTGATAAGGTGCGTAGTATTGCCCTTGTATCAAATCCTTTTGTTCGGGTGTAAGTGTGTAACCTATCATACATTTCGGCTTAAAGTGGTTTGAAACGCTTGTACTGCGGTGTAAAGGTTACCCGCTTGGGTGTCGGTTAAGCCGTCCCCGATGGAGGCGAAGGCGTTTTCTCGCGATGAATAAAAAGTAAGACCACCAGCACTCCCGATATGAACATTGTTAGAATTAAATGACAAAATATTAGGAGTGATATTTGTCCCTAATTTACTGTTATTATAAAAAAATGCAAAGTCAGTTGATGAACGCCTTGTATTTATACTTAAATTATTTGAATTTGTATTTGCTACTGAAATATTACTAGCACTTGTGGGATTATAAATAAATGTTACAGTATTAGACCAATAAATTGCTGACAACCATTCACCATTATCTTGTCCTATATCTACAAAATTTTGTGGGCTGTTTTCAGTTCTTAAATATACCGCTTGGTGATTTGAATTTACACTCGATAGCGCCGTTGAAGGATTCAATCCAGTATTAAATGTTGCACTCGTTCCGTTAGGCGTTACCCCCGTACTCGCAAAAGCCCAACCGCTTGAAAATGCACCCGTAAATGAACTGCTCTTTAAGTTCTGAGCACACGCTGCCGCACTTGCCCCGACCATTGGATAAATGGCTTTCATAGGTGTCCAAAGTGAATTGGCTTTTAAGTCCAATACAAGTTGCAAGGTTGCCGATTGTTCAGTTGTAGTAAGTGAACCACCCGCAGCAATTACACGATTGTAATACGCTAACCAATCAGGGTCAACGCTTACAATCTGTGATGCTATTATTCCGCTTGTTGCCAGTATCATTATGCTATATCTCCAAATAAATATGCTTCTGTTCCCGAAATAAATACCAAAGTTGCACCGCTATATTGGGCGTTCAATTTCAACTTTGCGCCATTGCTTCGGATTGTCATGCCACTACCCGCCACAACCGTTGTTTGACCTGCGCCATATTGAGCCAACAAGATTTGTGTACCCGCTGAAAAGGTTGATGCGGGAACGGTTAGGTTGTTTGCACTTGCAACATTCATTTCAACCAATTTATCGGCATCAGATGCAACCAATGTATAAGATGCCGTTTGTCTGTTTGCCGTTACAAGTTTATTGGTTTTAGAATCAATCTGTGTTTGTGCATTGCTTGTAAGTGAATTGATGTATTGAAATTCGGTGCTTGTAACCGATCCGTCCGCAATGGCAGTTGCATCAATTCCCGTTGCGGGTGCTACGCTGATATTTCCACTACCCAACAAAGAAGTTGAATTGATGGTCTTGATATTTGTACCACTTACCAATGTTGCTTGTACTGCCACATCCCCAGAACCCAAAAGTGAATTTGAATTTACTGTTTTGATGTTTGTACCTGAAACAAGTGTTTGTTGTTTGCCCGTGAATTGAGTTTGGATATTGTCGGTCAACCCATTCAAATAATCAAATTCCGCATTACTGATTACTCCCGTGCTAATTTTGGAAGCATCAATACCACTTGGAATATCACTTGCCGATAAGTCCGCACCCGCAGTTACTAAACCTTTGGAATCGTATGTGATTTTGGTTTTTGTAGATGCCGTAATCGCGGCGTTTTCATCAACCTTGCCATCCAACGCGGTTTGCAAATCGGTTTGATTTGACAAAGTACCCGTGATGGATCCCCATGTGGTACTTCCACCACCACCACTATATTGTGGGATGTTCAAAGTTGACCCAATCAAAGTTGCCGCGCCACTTGTTCCCGTTGTGGTTAAAGACAAAGTGGATTGCTTTGTGTTAAGTTGTGTTTGAATAGCACTTGTAACACCATTCAAATACCCATATTCAGTATCATCCACAGTACCCGAACCAATATCGGATGCAGACAAAACAACTGTGCCAGTTTTACCCGCCACGCTTTGTACTGGGGATTGTGCTTTGATTTGGGCGATGTTGATTTTCTTCGTGGTGTCATCGCTAATGTCTACAATTGGTAAAACATCATCATTTGCGATGTTTACGATTGCGGAAAGGTCGGTTATTTTTTTATCAGCCATTATTGTGTAATTACGATTTTGCCCAAATCTTGTTGCAAGATAAATGAATCATCTTGTTGTTGCAAATATCCTTGATTTGGTATTATTTGTGTTGTTATTATTATTTTGCCTAAATCTTGTTGTAATATGTATGACCCGTCTTGTTGTAACAAGAAACCAGTATCAGTTGGAATCGGTGGTTCGGGTGTTCTTGTGATATTCCCAATCCCTTGCGCCCATAAAGTACCATCACAACACTTGCGTGAATACTTCAATGTATCCTTGCATAAACAACTCCGTGTTCCACCACCTTGCGGTGATGACCTTGAAGGTGTTTTCCACCCATTCTGTGTGTTGTTCGGATTATTTGGGTTGTTCCAATTGCTCATTTTCTTATCAATGCAAAAAGTAAAAGTAAAAATAACACCGATCCAATCGCCACGCCAATTTTTTGGGGTACGCTAATTCGTTCTTTATACTGAACTTGTGGTGGTAACTGAATTGTTTTGGTGTAACGGATGGTATCTGCCTTTACAATTGTTTGAACTCTTATCACATCGTGATTTCTGTAAACAATCGTTTTAACGCCATCCTTTTCAATTGTGAGGGTATCAATCGTTTTTGTTGTGAAAGTGTCTGTAATGGTCACAGAATCACGCACAAACACGGTATCAATGCCATACACACTTATTTGTGCCATGGCGGGGTTCTTTTTGATGGCTTTTTTCAAATGATACTCCGCAGAACATCCCGACATCATCAAAATAATAACCGCCTTTGTGAACAAGTCGCATTTTATCCCTTTGACAATTTTAAGTTGCGTCATGTAGGTGGTCAATTTCTTGACCTTTTCATCCTTTGGCTTGTATGTCTTTTTTACAGATTCCATGAAACATAGTTAGACGGATTTGTATTTGGGTATTCACCCGCTTGTTGGTCCTCGGTGTACTGACTAAATAATTGTGGGTAGTAACTCAAATAATCCACCACCCTACGGCGATAAGTTTCCGCGATGTTTCTTTGGCGTTGAACCAATGTATCAATTTCGGTTTTGTCTGGCAATGTGGTGTTTTCGGGTGAGTTCCTCAAAATACCCGCATTGCTTACCTCGTAACCATGAAACAACAACAAATCTGCCATGGCGTAATGAATCAACATCGGTTGAACATAGTGCGAAACCAAAGTTTGGTAGTTGCCCGTCAATGTGCCGTTTTCAACCTGGGTTAAAATGTACCGATACAACTTCGTTCCCAAAAGTTCTTGAACTTGTATGTCTTGACTGATTTTAACAAAGGGATAGATTTTGTCCACATCCACATTACCACCCAATTGAGTGTATTTGAAGATTAGTTCTTTGTCAACCAGTAATATGTCATCGTTTGCGTACATCTTATTTATTCTTTAATGATCCTTTGTTTGGCATATCAATGGGGCGTGTCTTGGCGGTATTCCACCCACTT